GCAGGAAGCATGACATGGTCTATAAGGTGACGCCAGAAGGATTCCTACAGGATGCAGGGTTTACCACTCAGCTCATCCCTAATCAGGGACCAGGCGCAGTTCTATCAAGAATCGAGGCGGCGAGAAGAATGTTCCCGTCTTGCAGATTCCACGATGAGAATACAAAGGGCGGACGAGAAGCGCTCGGCTGGTATCACGAGAAACGAGACGAGGCCAGAGGTCTCGGGCTTGGGCCAGAACATGACTGGGCATCACATGGTGCAGACGCATTTGGCCTTGTTGCAATCTACAGACAAGGACTCGGTCAAAAAGATACTTGGAATACGCCATTACGTCGAAACCTTGCAGGTGTAGCCTAATAGCCATTTGATGGTAAAATAGCCTGGTGATCACATAATGAGGCCTACCGATGGCAAGCAGAAGCTATAATCCACTGCTGATGGAGACATTCTCCGAGCCAACTAATCCTATGAGTATTTGGGATTATTTGAAAGCAACAGGGAAAGTAGCAAAAGGCACACTTGCAGGCGCTGTTTCTGCGCCATATCAAGCCGCAAAAGGTATCGATGACATAATCGATTTATTCAAAGAGAAAGATCCAAATCAAGACGTTTATCCAGTTAAGCTCCTATCAATGCTTAACCCATTAGCAAACCAGATATCAAATCGGCAAGGCATCGAAGGGCAGGGTGCTAGGTTAATCGGTGAAAATGTCAGCGGCATTGCTAAAGGCCCAGTAACAGCGGCAAAGGTCGCAGGATTAACCGCACAATCAATGGCTCCTGCTATTGTGCAGGAAGAAGCCAAGAATCTTGGGTTGTCAGATCAAAATGCACTGCTAGCTTCATTAGCAACTGGCGTAATACCTACTGGGCTTGGTGTCAAAAAGCCACAGACAAAAGCAAATATAGCTGGTTATGGCGGAGCAAAGATCGAAGAGACACCAAAGCTCACGCAGGCTGTTGAAGCAACGCCAGAGCTAGAAGGCGTACTGAAATATCTGATGCCAGAGGAAGCGTCTTACATTAGCCCGAAGACGGCATCTAAAGTAGTCAGTGTATTCAACGCTATCGACCCGGAAGAAATGGTAGCGTCGATTGCAGAAGGTGCGCCTAAGCTCGGATGGTATCAAGCAACGAGCAACACGTTGAACCAGGTGTTTGGTGAAGATACCCCCAGGTTCGCGGCTTTGTTAGCGGCTATGTCTCCACAGACATCTGTTGAGATGAACCTGATCAATGCGACCAATACCTGGGCAAATTGGGTTAAGGCAGGCCGTCCAGACGATCCTAATAAGATTATCGAAATCATGGGCCAGAGCGTCTTAGGCGATAAAGGCAAGGACAGCGTACTTGATGCGTGGAAGAACAACTCAATCACGGCACTGACAGCGCCAGAGTCACAGGTTGTACCTCTGGCTGATCGAGGCATCAATGATCTATCGCAAGTCATTAGATTGAGTGGGCCAAAGGTTAACGAGTTCTCGCAAGCAGTACAGGGTGATCTACTACGGTTTACAAACGATGCATGGCAGGCTAACCTCACTGGCATTCCACAAGTAATGTTTGGTTCTAGCAAGACCAAAGACAACGTGGTCGGCTACAGCCCTGGCTATCTCGGGGCAAGTGCGGCAGGGCGGCGTTCAACTGATGTGGCATCGCAGAGGCTCGGCGAGCCACTCATGCCATCTGAAGGGCAAGAGACTCAATGGTCTTTTGCAAAGGCGCTGTATGAACAGTCTGTAGAAACTGGCATGCCTGCAGAGCAAATTTTAAAAGAAGGTTTGCTGGATACAAGACGCATATCAGAAGTGCCTGATTTTGCGACACTATTAACACAGCCAGAATATGGCGCACCATTAAGGGATATTGGTTATGGATCGCTCATTGACCTCGCCGCAGAAAACGCCCAAGGGATCGGACAAAGGGATCTTGGGCCTCTTAGGAACACAGAAGCCGCAGGAGAAGTCGCAAGACGGCTCGACACCCTTCAGAGGCATAGACAGTTCATATCTGCGTCAAAACCTTTCAGAGTCGGATTTGGAGGTACTCAGGTATCATCTGGAGTCGGGCAAGACGTTCAAGGGGCTTACAGAGGAAGAAGTAGTCAATCTGTTCCTCTAGCGTATGGCGCTAAAGGTAAGGCGATAGAGCCTAATCCAGAGTACACCAAGGCGACTGGCGTTCAGTTGCCGACTGTCTTCCAACTTAACAAAGACCCACAGTCCCGCGCTAAGTTCGTTGAAACAATGGACAATGCGCGTACTTCTCGCGGTGCTTTGGCGCAGTCTGTTGATGTGTACAGCCCGAACGAGTACAAGAACCATCAGCTATTCACGACTGATGACGGCACTGCAGGATTTGCGATTTCGCCAACCGGAGAATTGTCTTCTGTCATTAGTCAGCGCGGAACAAATCTAGGATTCTCTGACGCGGCTGTCACAGCGGCTGTGCAGAACGGCGCTACATGGTTGAACGCATTTGACACAGTATTACCACAGAAGTACGCAAGGCATGGATTTAAGCCTGTAGCGCGACTCAAGTTTGACGAGCAATTCGCACGAGCGGAGTGGGGTGATGAGGCTGTAGATCAATTCATGAAGGCGACTAAAGACTTCAATGGCGGTCAGCCTGACCTTTTGTTTATGGTTTACGATCCAAACTTTGTCGATCAAGTGCCATCAGGCGTTGGTGGAGATCTTGTTGGCTCATACGATGAGGCCATGAAGCTTGTTGAAAGAGCGAAAGCTCGCGCATCGAAGAGTAAGAAGTAATGCCAAATCCATTTCAAAACTATGGCGTACTCGACTTCATCGGCGATATCCCATACTCAGAGCTACACAAGTTTTTCACAGAAGGGCATCAGACGTACTACAACGACTTACCACAGATGGTTGAGAAACTGCGCCCAGAGCTAGCTGGGCCTCGCGTTGATAGAAACCTCCAGGACATGATGTACAATTTTATAGGCGGCTACGACATGGCGGCGCGTGGTATGAGTCCTGAAGCGGCAATGAGTGGCGCTAAAGCATACCAAGGTAAGCAATATCTATTCAGCGACCGGAAGGCCGACGCAATTGGCGATTATGAAGAGAACATTGCAGGCATAAAGGCGTATAATGCAGACAAAGGGCGCTTGCCTGACGAGGCACTGATTGATTTAGCGCTGAAATACGCTCAACAAAGGATGGGCAAGTAATGGCACTATCTAACTATAGCGAACTGAAAACCTCTATCGCTAACTTCCTGAACCGCGACGACCTAACGTCTGTGATCCCTGACTTTATCAGCCTGGCGGAAGCGCAGATGAGCCGTGACCTACGTCATTGGAGGATGGAAAGTCGAGTGAGCGGACAGCAGTCTCAAGGTGATCAATATATGCAATTGCCAGCAGACTGGGTTGAGACAATCAGGTTTCACCTAACAAGCAGTGGCACAGATCCTGTTGAGCTAGCGTCTCTCGCGGCTATGTCCAGTAAACGAGCAAAGAATGAAGACCAGGCTGGCCGTCCTAGATTCTATGCTCATGTACGCGGCGAGTTTGAGTTATATCCAACGCCAGATGAAGACACTGACTTTGAGCTGTTGTACTACGCAAAGATACCTGCGCTAACTGACTCAGCCACATCAAACTGGGTCCTGGAGTACGCACCAGATATTTACCTGTACGGCAGTCTGATGCACAGTGCGCCGTATCTAGCGGAAGATGGTAGAATAGCAGTGTGGGCGCAGATGTATTCTACCGCTGTGACACAGCTTAACTTACAGTCAGAGCGAGTGAAGCACTCAGGGTCTGGCATTAGACTCAACATTAGAGGACTCGGATAATGAGCTTTTCAGATACTTTCGAGACGCATGTTCTCGACTATGTTTTCACTACTGACGCATTGACACGCCCTACTGCATGGTACTTGGCGTTGTTCACGACAAACCCTGGTGACGGCGATTCAGGCACAGAAGTATCTGGCGGCGGCTATGCCAGACAGTCAGTGACGTTTACTGTGACAGGTGATACGGCATCGAATAGTGCGGCGATTGAGTTCCCAACAGCAACAGCAAACTACGGTACTGTCTCTCACGTTGGTGTTTATACGGCGTCTTCTGGCGGAGACTTAATTGCTCACGCGGCACTGACAAGTTCAAAAGCAATCGACACAGGCGATGTATTCCGCGTACCAGCGGGTGACCTAGATATTACCTTAGATTAATAGGGGTACAGCATGGCTCTGATCGTCAAGGATCGCGTCAAAGAGACGACTACCACTACTGGCACTGGCACAGTCACATTGGGCGGTGCTTCAGAAGGCTTTCAGTCGTTTTCTGTTATCGGTGATGG